CAATCCTCTATTTTTCCGTTTTCCCTAAAACCTACCACCAAAAACCACTAAACCCCCATTCTCGATACCCCCCACCCCTATTTCACAACCCCTTGTCAAAAAATTTTTTGTACCCTATTATTACGTTACCGGTTAACAACCTGCGAATAGAGATGACATTGAACGTAACGCCAGAGCTGGGTGTACCTTTAGAGGATGAAGCGAAGACCATTTCGCTACCAGAACGCACTGCTGCGTTGGCTAAAACAGTGTCCTTGCTGGAAGATCATGGACTGGACACCACACCAGATGCCGACGATCAGGATGTAGCAGCTGCACTGGCCACCTCATTTGCCCAAGACCCCGAAAAAACCTCCCGTAAGGTGACGACCACCCGTGCAGCCAAGCTGACTCCGGCATCTATTAAGATGGCAGGTGCTATTATTGAGGAGTTTAACCACTCCGTAGTGGAATCATCGAAGCAACTGCGCAATCTTGTCACGAACAAGCTCATTATGGAGTCGGAGAATCCCGACCCTCGTGTGCGGATGCGTGCTCTGGAGCTGCTGGGTAAGATTTCAGACGTAGGACTGTTCACAGAGAAGTCTGAGGTGACGATTACGCACCAAACAACGGACGACATCAAAGAGAAATTACGTGGTAAGCTCGCAAAGCTGGTAAACCCACCAGAAGAAGTCCCCGATGCTGTGCTGGTCATGGATGATTCGGAAGATGATCTGAACGATGAGTTTGGGTTTGACGATGACTGAGCTGTCTGACTTCACAGAAGCTGACATTGAGGTGATGCTCGCGAACCTAGACGCGTTCAGCGAAGAGGAAGTGCTGGAAATCGACAAGATGGTCGATGAGCTCCACACGAGAAGTGCTAACAAAGCCGCGTATGACGACCTGATTGAGTTCTGCAAGCTGATGATGCCGGACTTTATTGTGGGCAGACACCACCGTATCCTTGCGAACATGCTCATGGGCATCGAACGAGGGGATAAGGACCGGGTATGTGTTAACATCCCACCGCGTCATGGTAAGTCTCAGCTCGTATCTATCTTCTACCCTGCGTGGTTTTTGGGGCGTAACCCGGATAAAAAGGTCATGATGGTGTCTCACACCACTGATCTGGCGGTCGACTTCGGACGTAAGGTGCGTAACCTGATTGCTACGGACACGTACAAGTCGATATTCCCCACAGTAAAACTGGCACAGGATAGCAAGTCTGCTGGTCGGTGGAACACGAACGTAGGCGGTGAATACTATGCGTGCGGTATTGGCTCGGCGCTTGCGGGTCGTGGTGCGGACTTACTACTTGTAGACGACCCACACTCAGAGCAGGATGTCATCAACGGCAACTTTGAGGTCTTTGAGAAGGCCTATGAGTGGTTCACCTTCGGTGCTCGTACCCGTCTGATGCCCGGTGGCCGTGTGGCTATTATCCAGACGCGTTGGCACCTCGATGACCTGACAGGCCGTGTAACACGTGACATGGCTAAGAACGAGCGTGCTGACCAGTATGAGGTGGTTGAGTTCCCTGCCATTCTGGAGGTTAAGGACAAGAAGACCAAGAAGATGGTTGAGAAACCGCTCTGGCCTGAGTTCTTTGATCTGGAAGCCCTCCTGCGAACCAAGGCCTCTATGCCGGTGTTCCAGTGGAACTCACAGTATCAGCAACAACCTACGACGGAAGAAGCCGCTCTGGTTAAGCGAGAGTGGTGGAACGAGTGGACGGCAGACCAGCCTCCCCCCTGCGAATATATTATCATGTCGCTTGACGCCGCAGCCGAGAAGCACAACCGTGCAGACTTTACAGCACTTACCACATGGGGTGTTTTCCTGAACGAGGAAGACAACGCTTACAATATTATATTGTTAAATAGCATCAAACAGCGTATGGAGTTTCCAGAACTAAAGCAACTTGCGATGGAAGAGTACCGAGACTGGGAACCAGACTCCTTCATTGTGGAGAAGAAAAGTTCTGGTGTGGCCTTGTATCAAGAGATGCGACGTATGGGTCTGCCGGTATCTGAATATACTCCACACCGAGGGTCAGGTGATAAGCTCGCAAGACTTAATTCTGTCGCTGACATTGTAGCGTCTGGCCTGTGCTGGGTGCCACAGACACGGTGGGCAGAAGAAGTGGTCGAAGAGATTGCAGGATTCCCTTTTATGAGCAACGATGACCTCGTGGACTCTACGGTGATGGCCCTCATGCGCTTTAGACAGGGGGGATTCATTCGACTTCCCTCAGATGAACCCGAGGAAGAACGGTTCTTTAAACAACGCCGCGGCGGATTTTACTAAGAGGTGTAGCTATGGCTATCGAAAAAGGACTTTACGCCGCCCCGTTAGGGCTTGAGGACGACCTTGACGGTCTTGAAGAGATGGAATTGCCTGATTCCGAGTTGGAAATCGAGATTGTAGACCCAGAAGCGGTCACTCTTTCCGACGGAAGCATGGAAATCACGCTGATTCCCGGCGATGAAGTCGATTTTACCGAGTTTGGCATGAACCTTGCAGAGGTTTTGGACGAGGGACACCTAAATGAGCTCTCCGACGAACTTGTAGGGCAGGTGCAGACCGATATTGAGGGTCGTAAGGACTGGGCAGACACGTTTGTTAAGGGTTTGGACGTCATTGGCTTCAAATATGAAGAGCGTATGAGCCCTTGGGAGGGTGCCTGCGGGGTAAACTCCACTGTTTTGGCGGAAGCAGCCATTCGCTTCCAAGCGGAGACCATGAGCGAGACCATGCCAGCTGCAGGTCCGGTCCGAACCAAGATTCTTGGGGAAGAAACCAAGGAAAAAGAGGAAGCAGCGGCCCGTGTCAGTGCGGATATGAACTATGAGCTCACTGAGAACATGGTTGAGTACCGTCCAGAGCACGAACGGATGCTGTATAGCCTCGGTTTGGCGGGTTCTGCCTTCAAAAAGGTGTATTTTGACCCTAATTTGGGCCGTCAAGCAGCCATTTATATCTCCGCAGAAGACGTGATTGTGCCTTACGGTGCGTCGAATATCGAGTCTGCAGAGCGCGTAACGCACGTAATGCGTAAGACAAAGAACGAGCTGAAGAAGCTCCAAGCTGCCGGATTCTACCGTGATGTAGAGCTCGATGAGCCAGAACCGTACCACACTGATATTGAAGAGAAAAAAGCGGAAGAGGGGGGCTACTCGCTCACCAACGACGACCGCTATGCGATCTATGAGATACACGCCGACCTCGTTATTGAGGGTATAGATGACGAGGACGACATCGCTCGTCCTTATGTTGTCACAATCGAGCGTGGCAGTGGCGAAGTGTTGGCGATCCGTAGGAACTACGAAGAGGGTGACCCACTCACTCTGAAGCGTCAGCACTTCGTCCACTATGTATACGTGCCGGGATTCGGGTTCTACGGCCTCGGATTGATCCACATCATCGGTGGGTATGCCCGTGCAGGGACTTCCTTGATCCGTCAGCTCGTTGATGCTGGTACGCTCTCCAACCTGCCGGGTGGCTTGAAGTCACGTGGGTTGCGGATCAAAGGGGACGACACACCCATCGAACCGGGCGAATTTAAGGACGTAGACGTGCCGTCAGGGTCTATCCGTGACAACATCATGCCCCTGCCCTACAAAGAGCCCTCACAGACGCTCCTAGCGCTCCTGAACCAGATTACGACTGAAGGTCGTCGGTTGGGTGCGATCAGTGACATGGACATCTCTGACATGTCTGCCAACGCCCCTGTGGGCACGACACTGGCCCTGCTGGAGCGCACACTCAAACCTATGGCTGCGGTGCAAGCACGCGTACACTACGCGATGAAGCAGGAGTTTAAGCTCCTCAAGGCTATCATGGCCGAGTATGCCCCCGCAGAGTACACGTACCAGCCCCTGAGAGGCGAAGTGAGTGCCAAGCGGTCTGACTACATGATGGTGGACGTGATCCCTGTCAGTGACCCTAATAACTCCACTATGGCCCAGCGGGTTGTGCAGTATCAGACCGTGTTGCAGATGTCCGCACAGGCTCCGCAGATTTATGACCTGCCACAGCTCCACCGCCAGATGATCGAGGTGTTGGGTGTGAAGAACGCGGACAAGCTCGTGCCAACGAAGGACGACGCGAAACCGACTGACCCGATCAGCGAGAACATGGACGTGCTCATTGGTAAGCCAGTGAAGGCGTTCATCTACCAAGATCATGAGGCACACATCGCTACGCATACATCGTTCATGCAAGACCCGATGATGGCTCAGATGATCGGGCAGAACCCACAGGCTAAACAGATTATGGCCTCACTGCAGGCACACATCGCCGAGCACCTTGGGTTCTCATACCGTCAGAAGATCGAAGAGAAGTTGGGTGTACCGCTACCCGCTCCGAACGAGGAGCTGCCAGAAGATATTGAGGTACAGCTGTCACGACTGGTTGCAGATGCAGGTAAACAGCTCACACAGGCTAACCAGCAGCAGGCCGCGCAGCAGAAGGCTCAACAACAGCAGCAAGACCCGATTATTCAGATGAAACAGGCTGAATTGCAGGTCAAGCAGCAAGAACAGCAACGCAAGGCCCAGAAAGATCAGGCTGATGTGATGCTGCAGAAAGAAGAACTCCAGCTACGCAAGGCCAAAGAGGCCACTAACGCGATGCTGGAAGCAGAGAAGCTGAAGATCGACCAAGCAGAACTGGCGATCGAGGCTGAAGTTAAGGGTGTTCAGCTGGAGCAGTCCAGCCGTGCGAACCGGGATAAAATGGCGCTCGAAGCCGCTCGGATGATGCAGTCGCAGAACACTCGCAAGCCAAACGGGGAGTGATAGAACACCATGGCTAAAACCGTCTTTGACGTGCTGAAAGATAAAATCGAGGACGATAAGTCCTCTGCACTGGAATTTCTTGGGAACGGTGGAGCGAAAGACTTCGCCCAATACAAGGAAGTTGTCGGCCTAATTCGGGGTCTCGAGGCTGGCATTAACTACGTGGAAGACCTTGCGAAGAACTATATGGATAACGATGATGACTGAAGAAACAGTTAAAATCAGCGACGCTGAACTGGAACTACAACTACCTAAGCCCGTGGGATACCGTATCCTCGTGGCCCTACCACAACCCAAAGAGACTTTTGACGGTACGTCTATTCTGAAGACGGAGTCCGCCAAGTCACAAGACCATATCATGTCCATCATCGGGCTTGTTGTGGACATGGGTAGCGGTGCATACGCCGACAAAGACCGGTTCCCAGATGGAGCTTGGTGCAAGGAAGGCGACTTTGTTATGTTCCGTATGAACTCTGGAACACGTTTCACCATCGGTGGTATTGAGTATCGGCTTATGAACGATGACTCAGTAGAGGCTGTAGTAGCCGATCCCACCGGCATCCAGAGGGCATAAACATGGCTTTTCAAAAAGTAGAGTTTGAGTTCCCAGAAGACGAAGACAACAAGTTGGAAGTTGAGGGAACAACCGCAGTCGAGATCGACGTCACCGGTAAGAAGACCAAAGAAGACTTCATGGAAGTAGAGGAAGCGCCCGAGCCCGAAACGGCAGAGGTCTCCACAGACGACGATGGAGACGACATTGAGTTGGAGATCGTTGACGACACTCCCAAGGCAGACCGGGGTCGTAAGGCTTCAGAGCCACCCACAGACGTCACAGACGAAGAGCTGGAGGACTACTCCGATAAGGTGCGCAAGCGCATCCAGCACTTCAGTAAAGGCTACCACGACGAGCGTCGGGCTAAAGAAGAAGCCTTCCGCGAACGTCAGGAGCTTGAGCGTGTTGCCCAGCAGCTGCTGGAAGAGAACAAGAAGCTCAAGGGTAACGTCAACAAGAACCAAGCAGCTCTGCTCGAGCAGGCGAAGAAGAACGCCGAGATTGAGTCAGCTGCAGCGAAGCGTGCGTATAAAGAAGCGTACGAGTCTGGGGACTCCGATGCAGTATTGGAAGCACAAGAAAAGCTAACCAATGCTAAGATTAAGTCCGATAGACTAGCAAACTTCAAACTACCATCTTTACAGGAGGAAGAAACACCTGTAAATGTGGGGGTAGAACAACCCGCCCCGGCAGTACAAGTCGATGAACGGGCCGCTAATTGGCAGAAAGCTAACGAATGGTTCGGCGCAGACGACGAGATGACGAGTCTAGCTCTGGGGTTGCATAACAAACTCGTCAAACAGGGCGTAAGCCCGCAGAGTGATGAATACTACGAGACGATTGACTCTCGTATGCGTCAGGTCTTCCCCGATAATTTCGAGGATGCCGAACCGAAGCGGAAGAAGACTCAGGTGGTGGCACCCGCAACGCGGAGCACAGCACCGAAAAAAGTGACGTTGACACGCACTCAAGTCCAAATCGCTCGGAAGTTGGGGCTGACACCCGAACAATACGCCAAACAGGTTGCATTAGATATGAGGAAGAACAATGGCTGATAATCGCATCAACCGCGAGCTTGAGACTCGCGAACGCACAACCCGTAAAAAGGCATGGACTCGTCCGGAATTGCTTCCGTCCCCGACTCCTGAAGCTGGATACGATTATCACTGGGTCCGCGTAAGCACGCAGGGCCAAGTAGATGCCACTAATGTGTCTTCCAAACTGCGAGAAGGTTGGGAGCCTGTAAAGGCAACGGATCACCCAGAGATTATGATGGTTTCTATTGAGCAAGAGCGCTTCAAGGATAACATCGTTATCGGTGGTTTGATGCTGTGCAAGGCACCACGCGAGATGGTCGAAGAGCGGAACGAGTATTACTCGGGACAAGCCAAGGCCCAGATGAACTCCGTGGATAACAACCTTATGAGAGAAAATGATCCACGTATGCCTCTGTTCAATGAACGGAAGACGCGGGTTACTTTTGGTAACGGAAACTAATAGGAGCTTAAAATGGCTTATCCTACTGTAAGCGGGCCATACGGCCTGATTCCGGTAAAACTGTTGAGCGGCACCCCCTTCGTGGGTGGTGTGTATCGTCAGATGAAGATCGCAAGTGGCTATGACACTTCAATTTTCTTCGGCGACGCTGTCACAGTTGTTACTGGTGGTACTGTTGAGCGTGATGCGTTCGACGCTGCGATGACACCTGTCGGTGTTTTCATGGGCTGCAAGTACACGGACCCGAATCTGGGTTACGAACTGTATAGCCAAAGCTATCCCGCAAATACTGTTGCGTCCGACATCGTCGCGTACGTAGCAGATGCAACTGACCTGCTCTTCAAAGCAGCTGTTGTTTCTTCGGGTACAACAATCGGTGATCTGGCCCAGACAGACATCGGTGCGAACGTCGCAGGTGTAGACAACACAGGTGATTCTGCTTCGGGTAACTCCCGCGGTGCGATCTCCGATACGTCTGCCACCACAAACACTCTGCCATTCCGTATCATCGGTCTTGTTGAGGAAACAAAAAACAGCTCGGGTGGTTACACTGAGGCTTACGTTAAATGGAACGCAGGTCACCAGTATAACAACACGACTGGTGTATAAGGAGGCTGACTAATGGCTATTTCACGCGCCCAGCTGCTCAAGGAGCTGCTCCCCGGTCTGAACGCACTGTTCGGTCTCGAATACGCTAAGTACGGCGAAGAACACAAAGAAATCTTTGAAACTGAATCATCGGATCGCTCCTTTGAGGAAGAAACAAAACTTTCAGGTTTCTCCGCTGCGCCAGTTAAAGGCGAAGGTGCCGCTATTGAGTATGATAATGCTCAAGAAGCATGGTCCGCTCGCTACACACACGAAACCATCGCGATGGGCTTCTCAATCACTGAGGAAGCTATCGAGGATAACCTGTACGACTCCCTGTCGTCTCGTTATACGAAAGCGTTGGCTCGTGCTATGGCGTACACAAAGCAGGTTAAAGCTGCTGCCATCCTGAACGGTGCCTTCTCAGGTACTACATATGGCGACGGTAAAACTCTTTGTGCGACTGACCACCCACTTGTTTCAGGTGGCACAAACTCGAACCGTCCCGCTGTTGCAGCTGACCTTAACGAAACTTCCTTGGAAGCGGCTGTTATTCAGATTGCGGCATGGACAGACGAGCGTGAGCTTCTGATCGCTGCTAAACCACGCAAACTCATCATTCCACCAGCGTTGCAATTCGTTGCTACACGTCTGTTGGAAACTGAGGGCCGCGTCGGTACAGCAGACAACGATCTGAACGCACTGCGCTCTAACGGTTCCATCCCTGAAGGCTATGCCATCAACCATTATCTCACAGATAATAACGCATGGTTCCTGACGACCGACATTCCAAACGGTCTGAAGCACTTCACACGTAGCCCAATGGCTACTTCGATGGACGCTGACTTTGATACTGGCAACAGCCGCTACAAAGCCCGTGAGCGTTACTCGTTCGGTGTGTCTGACCCACTGGGTATCTA